AAGGAACTGCATCGTGTCCGGGTCGATGGTCAGTGGCTCGAACTCAGTGGAAGCGTCCATAACGGCTACCTCGGCCGCATTGACCGTACCGCTCATTCGCTGGATCCACCTGGTGCGGATAGCGTCAGCCTGGTTCTGGTTCGCCAGCGGAGCCTTGACCTTGATAATTCCGCTGAGGATCGAACCCTTGCTGAAGAACTTCGCCGCCAGCTTGTCACCGGCCATAGCCGTCCCGATGGTACGGGAAGCGAACTGCACCGGGCTAAGGCCCTTGAGACCGTCGTATCCGAGACCAGGGATGTGCATGATCTCGAAGTCAGTGAACACGAGAGGTGTGTTGTCGATCACCTGAAGAGACTCAGGATCGGTTCGCTTCACCTCGAAGATCTTGTTGCCGTCCCTGTCACGCTTGACCGACACCCTGCCCGGGTGAATCGGCTGGAGGTCAACGATTGCGTCCGTAAGCGGGTTACGGATCTTGCGGACGTAAGCGTTTCCCCACAGGCAAAGGTGGGTGACCACCAGTTCCCACAGCTCGTACTGCGTGTAGACCATCGCGTTGTTACCCCGGTCGAAGATAGCCGGGAACTGCTCGACCTTGCCAGGATCACGGTAAGTGCGGATCGGGCAACCGGCGATAACGGTGCTCAGGAGGCCAACACAGCGGTAGACGGTCGGGAGGATCATCGAGTTCTCGGGAGTGACTGACTCACCGGAATCGGTGCTCGTCATGTTCCCGAATACTGTGTCCAGGGAAATGGAGCTGAGCGGGACGGACGGGTTCTCGAAAGGATTGGCTACGCCACCTACGCCCCTGGTCTCAACGCCACCTCTACGGCTGTTGAAGAAGCTCACCTTGCATCACTACTGCCTTTCTGCGACAAGGATAGCTCCTATGCCTCCTACTACAAGGGCGATTGGGGCGGAAAACACGAGGGCGATACCCACGAGGGCCATGGCAGCACCAGCAACCTGAAGCAGTGTCATCCTCAGGCTTTTGCGGCTTGCCCAGCCGATTACCGCCTTGGCTCGCAGGATGGTGAACTTCTCTTTCCAGGTGAGTTCATCATCGCCAGTCTCGGCGGGCATGGGTACAGGACGCAGGTCAGTCATTTCGCCTCTTCGTGATAGTAGCCAGTGCAGCAGGGAGGTTTTCAGTAGACGAATCCTATCTTGCTGACCGGGGTGGAATGCTCTTCGCCTTCCTCGTCCTTCCAGGTGTAAACGGGCTCATCGAAGATCTCCTGGGTGAGCCAGTAACCTGCGCGGTCTGTCGCCATGACAGCCGCAACGGCGAGGTCGATCTTGCGCGGTGATTCCCTCGCGTCCTTCATCAGGCGGGAGCCACGGGAGTCAGTCTTGAGCTGAGCGTTCTCCAGGTGCCTGGCAAGTCTCGGGTCACCATCATGAACGAGCTTCTGGTTCGTGACCATCTCGTAGAATCGCTGCGTGGCAGGTCCCATGCGGCCTAGGGTCTGCGGGAAAACGACGACCGGAAGCCCTTCGTCCTCAAGATCCTCGGCGGCGTCCAGCCACAGGAATTCGTCCCAGGCAATCTCACGCACACGGTAGTCGCGGCAAGCCTGGCGGATTGTGTCCTTGACGGTGCCTCTCGGCACCTTCCAGTTCTTGACGCCTTCCGGCCTTTCCCACAAGCCGAGTACCTTGATCTTCGGTTCAGCCTCGACAGTGACAGCTACAAGAGCCGTGTTGTCGAGCGACTTGGAACCATCGAATCCGAGTACGACACCTTTACGGGGCTGCACGAACGGGCGATCTGAGTCACGGCAGCTTTCCCAGGCTCCAGCCGGTAGCCAAGCCTTCGCCTGCGATACCCACTGATTGAGGCGCTTCGTCCGGAACTCGTTCTCGTGAACCTTCTTCACAACGGAAGAGAAGTCCTCGGGATCGATCAGGTCGCCATAGCCAGGGTTAGCAGCTTCCCACACAGCCGGGTCACGGTGATCGGCTCCCTTAGGAGCCCCGTACCAGACCATGAAGAATGTCTCGTCCTCTTCCTCACCACTGGCTACCTTCTCGCCGTACTGGAAGCGGCGGTAGCAGATCGAGTCACCACCGGTCTGGTCTGTCTTGACCCCGGCCGTTGTGATGATGATCAGCAGCGGGTCTTTCCTGGCACCGAACGCCTGAACCATAACGTTGTAGAGTTCGTCAGTCGGTGCTGCGTGAAGCTCGTCGTAGACGACCATGGAAGGGTTGAGACCTTCCTTGGTGAACGCTTCGGAAGAAAGAACCTTGTAGATCGAGCCGTTGTCGGTGTACTCAAGAGCGTCGCGGTAGACCTTGATCATGCCGCTGAGATCTTCATCCAGCTCGACCATTCGCTTCGCGACATTGAACACGATGCGGGCCTGGTCCTTGTCAGCAGCGCAGGAGTAGACCTCGGCACCTTCAGTGGTCGAGATGAGCCCGTACAGGCCGTAGGAAGAACCGAGTGCGCTCTTGCCGTTCTTTCGCGGAAGCCCGATCAGGGCTTCGCGATGCCGCAATCTGCCATCTGGACGGCGGGCGAACACGCACGAGGCGTCACGGATCTGCCACGGTCGCATTCTCAGAAGCGTACCGGCAGAACCGCCCCAGGACTCCTTCGTGACACGGCAGAATCCTTCGATGAACTCGGTTACGATTTCACCTTCACCGCGCTGAATGTCAGCCTCGGGAACGGGTGTCATGATAAGCGGGGGAGCTGACACCGAATTCCCTTCCATTATAGTAGCGACAATCATCAACTAACGACATACGGGCAGTTACGTGTCCCGGATCGCTGGCTGAGGACCAGAATCCTCCCCTGCTCTCCGGTTACGGATCCGCACGATTTCCCTGTTCAGCCGGATGATCTCGTCGTTCTGGTCAGCGATCTGCCTGCCCTGGCGCTGGACCTCGTTCTCAAGCTGCTCAATCGTGCCATCGTAGATCCGCTTTGCACTTGCCCATGCGTCCTGGCCCACCGTGCGGAAGTAAGCGTCCGGATCCTCCTGGGACTTCTGGACGTTAACGGCTCTTGTGGCAGCCAGCCAGATGACAATGGTGATCGCGACACCGAGGACACCCACGATAAGCGCGATGATGGTGCCAGCGTCCATTTACAGATCCTCTATCCTGAATCTTCTCTGTTCTGGCCAGAAGGAAATGACGGCGGTGGCAGCAGCGAAGGCCAGGAACACGGATCCGCTGATCCACCCGTAAGGGTTGGTGACAGTCAGCATCCAGCTAAGGATCTGCGTAGTTCCCCACAGGAACTTGAGCAGAACGGCTAGCGAGAACGCTAGTCTGTCAAGAGTGAGGAACGCCTCTACCAGGCAGACGACCCCGACCGTAACCCACATGATCCCCCACGTAAGCGGAGTGAGTCCGAGATCGATATGACCGATAAGCGGATTGGCTATAGAGATCAGCGACCATCCGTACACGAAATCCAGGAACGCCAGGAACAGCAGGTAACTTCCCCTGCGGCCAACCCGGATTGTCAGCCACTTCAGCTTGTTTAGCACTTGGTCACGCCTTTCCGTTTCTCACATCACCGATTCTGTTCTGAAGATCCATGATCTTCGACTGCCTCTTGATCTCGGCAAGACCCAGGCGTGCTCTGTCGGTAGGGCTGAATCCCAGGATGGACAGGCATTTGCGGATAACTGCTTCCGCTTCGCGGATTTCCCTCAGCAGCGGGTGAGCGGTAAGCTGCCCTGCGTAACCTTTGACGATCAGCCCGTCCTCTTCGATCTTCTTGCGGAACTGAACAATGTCGTTGTAGGCTCTGGCGATCATCTCGACCCAGTGGTAATCCTCGGTGGGATGCAGCCATACCTGGCCAGCTTTCCAGATGTTGTTCCACTCGGTGAGGCCACGGCCCCCCACGCCCTCAGGCGGATCGGGAATCTTGATGTACCCTCGTCCAGGTCCCCGGGGGACAAGATCTGTGCCTGGCCGGTGACCTCCGGGCAGTTGCCCGTCACCCTTGGCTGAGACAGCTCTTCTCTCGGACGGGATTGGCGGTCTGCCTCTGGCCATGGTTAACCTCCGTAGGCTACAGCCTGCCCTGCGGAGATCATCGTTAGTCCGAAGTCCCTGCCGTCAGGGAGGGTAATGGACCCGTCGAAACGGCCCCCGAACTTGTCCCAGCCGTGGGAGAGAACGGTGACGTAGGTTCCTGGCGGGCATAGTGTGAGAGCGTACTGGTGCGATGCCTTACCGGCATCGGTGTTCAGTTCCGGGGCGTTGATGCCGTAGACCCGGCACGAGATGACTGGTCTCCCCTTCAGGTCGTAACCGTTCAGGATGACACCGAAGCCGAGGTCCACGTCAAGATGGCAAGTATCGCCATCGTGCCAGTCCTTCACCAGACCCGGGTACGGGCCGAACATGTCTGCCATTACGCCCTCGCTACGATTGATACCGGGTCAGTGCCGGGAGGGAACTGGAACCATTCCCCGTCACTGCGGATTCTCTGCTTGTGAAAGTGATCGTGCAGCCATGTCTCGTACTGGAACGAGTCTGTCCGGTACACCATTCCCTTGACTTCCAGCCGCCACGGGCAGCCAGTCTGAAGCGTCTTGAGACGCTTGTCGATATTGTTCGTGACACCGATCTTGACGATCCCGTCGAACTGCGGATCCTCGAACCCGATCACGTACAGGCACAAGCTAGACTCAGGAACCCGATTCCGGCCCCTTCGTGCTGGCTGTGGTTGATCCAGACCAAGCAAATTCCTTATCAGGCTCATAGTCTCCACCTCTAACGACCATCTTGTTAATTATAGTAGCCTGGATCACTTGGTCACTGTGCTGCTTCCGGTTCAGTGCCTCTTCCAGCATCTTCCAGTTTTTCGCTTCCTGCATCTGGATCCGCATCGACACACCGAGGCCGCACACGAACCCGGTGATAGTGCTCATGCCAGCGACCGTCAGAATGGTCACCAGAGTGGACGTGAAGAGGACAGCCAGAATGGAGGCCACGGTCATGCCGAGCACGAGCACTATGACACTGAGCGTCATGCCTGAAGCTGATCTAGGCACTGCGATACCACCTTAGGATGTCGGTCTCCCGGTAGGTCTCGGGAGCCTTCGGCCCGTTTCCTCTGTGACCGACTGGATCGGGGAATTTGACCTCAGGATTCTTCTTGTGACGGTCGCGCATGTTGCGCAAGGCCGACAACGTTTTCCCCGGGCAGAGTGCCACCGCCTCAGCTAGGGTAACTTCCCTCACGTTTACATCGTTTACTACATCACCGGAAACGATCTCCCCGGTGATCACTGGTGATACAGGTGATGGTGATCTTCCATCAAGCAAACCCTCAGGTACAGTCGGGAATGGAGTCACCTCGCCATTGGAAGCAAGCTCCCTGGCCTCTGCACCAGTCAGGAAAGCGACCTGGCATTCGGTGACCTTGTTGGTCACGACCTGAACACGGCCAGGCTTCATCGACCTCGGAGGCATCTCGTGCTCGGGCACGAGCATTCTCCACGCATTCCTAGTGTACCTGCCGAGGATGCGGATACCCATGTTCTCCCGCGCTGCACCGGATCCTGCGGCGAGCGCAGTCATCATCTGGGCGACGGCGAACATGTTGATACGGACCTGGCGTCCCATGAAGAGAGCTTCCTCAAGAGCCTCGATGGCAGGAGACTTCTTCGGGTCGTTCCTGCCCCTTGTCTCGATCCAGTAGCGGCGCAGTCTCGCCATTCCCTCGTTCAGCTCTTCGGCAATCACCAGGACACGTGGACCGACGTTAGCGTGAACCTCACCCTCAAGGTCTACGCCGACATCGGCAACCCGGGTACGGCGGTTGATCTCGTAATCGAGCCAGATGAGTGCGTCATGGATTTCCTCGATAGTGCGGGCGTAACGCACGTTCGGAAGGTCCCTGGCCCAGGTGTGGGAAAGGCGCTTGATGTCAAGGATCAGGACGATGCCGCCATTGTGAAGAATCTGCGCAGCGGCAAGACGGGCGAGCTGTGACTTGCCTCCACCGGCTGCGATGGAAAGGCCGAAGTGCGGGGAGTCCTCAGCGACGCTCACCTTCACTGTGTCATTGCCACGCCCAAGACCCAGCACAACATTGTCCTGGGAACTCTTGTCGATGGCCTGGTAAACGTCCTTCAGGAAAACCTTCTCTGGCGGCGGGTTGGCTGACTTCATCTCAGCGTAGGAGTTGTTGCCCTCGACGTTGAAGGTAAGAACTGAGTCACCCTGCATTCCGGCGATGTCACGGATCATCGAGGTCATCCTGTTCCGCTGACCCTCGCTCGGGTGGAAGTTCTTGGGCAGGTCGAAACGCACGTTGGTGCGATCCTCTGACATTCTGATCCACTGTCCCGGGCGGGCTGCCAATGGCACACCGACCTCGGGAGCAAGGGCGCGGTGAAGCGGTGTCACAATCCTCTTCGTGTTACCCTTGTTCCTCCTGAGTCCTTTCAGGCTCCAGACAAGATCGCCAATAAGGATGAGGACGAGCAAAACCACTGTCAGGTCGAGACGGTTCTGGTGAATCAGGTGGAAATGGGAAGTAAACCACGACTGGCGAACTACCCACGCCATTACCGCCAGCGGGATAAGCATAGTCCAGCCTGAGCGCTGGACGCCCTTACGGATACGAGCCCACCTGTCATAGTGCTTCGAGTGAGGATCGTACTTATCGTCACGGCGTCTGTCGTCTCCCTCAAGACCGTGACGCTGGCGTCCGGAAATGTATCTCCACAGCACCGGCAAAAGGCCGTAACGGCGAACGTGCGCCTTGAACGCCTGGTGCGCACCGGCAATGATAATGCCGACAATGACCACAAGGATGAAGGCTCCGACGAGCAGCATTCAGCTCACCTCCAACCCGTAGGGAAAGTGGGGTCTGCTAAACACGATTTTGCTTGTCATTTCTTGCCTCTTTTCCTTTAGCCTTGCTAACCACTTTCGTTAGCGCGGCTCACTACTTTTCGTTAGCACCGGCAACTAACAAAGCTTTACCAAAACATTGCCACCCCTCGCTCGCTTCGCTCGCTCGGTCAGGTAGACTAGGACCATGACCAAGCGACCCGGCACCAAGATCACCGTCACGAACCGTCACGGCATTCGCGTCCGCAGCGATTCGCTTGACCTGACCGGATTCCCGGCCATGATCATTATCGTCATTATAGCTGCCGTGCGCACGGTGGCGATTGTGACCCGGCTCGGCTATCGCCTCGCCGTCTGGTCTCTTCCCCGGCTGTTCCGTGTCATCATGATCGTTTGCAAGGTCGCAATCGAGCAGGCGTCATGGTTCGCGCTGGTGATCCGGACGTTTTACCTCTGACGGTAATCAGTTCGTAGCTGCTGATTACCCTGCCGCGCCGAAGGCGCGGGTCACAATCTGTTATCGGCCGTAACCGTGCTGGATGATGAACTCTGACCAGTCTGCCGGGGTAACGTGACGGTAATCATCCGGCCTGGGCGCAGCCATCTTCTTGCTGTCATACCCGTATGCTGCCAGTGAGCTGCAAACGATGTGACCGGGCAGCTTGCCATCGATCTTCTCATGCCAGATACCGTCCAGGCCAAACTGCCTGCGGAATACGTCGCCGCCATCCTCAGCAATGGCAAGCCAGTCATACGGCGTGCCTAGCATCGCCTCCATAAGGACTGCGATAGCGTACCGGGTTGCATCCGGGATTGGCTGGCTTGTGTTGGCAATCGTCAGCGGGTGGCCAACGTACTTTGCGCAGTCTACCCATCCAACACCGCCTGGGCGGCCCTCTATGCCCCATAGGACGTTGTGCGCCTTGTCCAGGTGATGCACCACAGCTACATGCTGCGCGGCAGGCTCCCCGTCCAGTACAGCGCCGATCTCGATAGCCTCATCCGTAAGTGAGGCTCCGCCCGTCATCACCAGCACGGTGGCGGGCTTTAGTTTTGCCACGTCAATCACTGTTTTCCTCCTGTCGGGATTCCTACTGATTCGGTAGGATAGTGCATACTTATGCAGGATTTTCCAAGATCGCTAAGAATTCGGCTTGATTGGCCAAAATGGCTGGTCAGGCCCTTTCAAGCGCCTAAATTCGCAGGTCAAGCCTCTGACCAGGAAAAACTCGGTTATTTTCAGCGAGGTGTGCGTCCGGC